TCCTGCTTGAACATTTAAAGCTGATTCGTTTACAACATCTTTAACAGCCTTTTGAACTTTCAAATTAAACTGATCTATATTTTGAAGGGCTTTATTGAGTCCGTTAACTTTTACATCAACTTTAATCATCAATTTCACCCTCTATACAATACATTTCAATTTGTTTGTTTTGTTCGTCTGTATTTAGGGTACTGAGTATATAAAAATACCGCCCTTTATATGAAACTCTCATATATGCTTGAACATCCGTTCTATAACGAATTGTTACTATATGCGTTTGATCTACTTGTTTCTTTTCGGCTCTTACAACTGTTTCAGACTTAATAGGCTTTATATTCGCCCACGTTGTCGCTAAATCTTGCCACGTTTTAGAGTAACCCCCGCCACTATCGGCAACTTTTACTTTTTGTTGTATTGTTATTTTCTTGTTTAATTGCCCTATATTCATATTAAACCCCCTTAAAAGGGTAAACCCTTAAAGGTTGTATTACATCAAAATTAGGGTTAATTTTAACGCCTCTATTCTCGTATAACTCGGCTACTCTATCGAATACCCATAATTTCACTTGAGCAGGGCTTTCTTGATCCGTTATTGTTGTTGTAGTAGTACCGTTATTACTTCCGCTAGTTGTTGTAACCGTTACTGTATTTAATAACTTATCTTCAACCGTTGTTGTAATTGTACCGTCTGCATTATCAACAATTGTTGTAACTTTCGAAAAGTCGGTATTGAGGAAATTTAATGCCTCGTCTTTTGCACTTCCTAACAACATATTAATAGTTGTTGCATCATTACCAGGATCAACTCGTAAATAATCGGTTAATTCGTTTCCTGTAATCGTAATTTGTAAGGCCATGTTTTAAGCCTCCTTTAAAACCTCAATTAATTTATCTCGGCTCATAGTTGTATAACCTTTAATTCCTTTTTCTTTCGCTAATGCTTTTAATTCCGTATATTCAAGAGTTGATAATTCTTTTTGTTCGGTTTCTACTTTAACATAGCCCGCTTGCTCCCAAGACTTCGCATAATCTTCTCTTACTTCGTCTTGTTCACCTGCGTTATATGTTTTATCGCCATTTGTAAAAGCAACTAGAACTGTAAATAATGCTTTCGTTTCCATTCTTACACCTTCTTTCTTTTAAAAAAGCCCTGGATTGCTCCAAGGCTTTATAAACTTATTATTGTACTTTAAGAACTCGTAAAGCGTTCGCTTTCTTAACGTATCCACCAACTCGGCGCTTGTATCGGAAACCGATTAAGCCGTCATTGATGTATAACTCGTTGATACGTGTAATAAAGCCCTCTTGACGGTCAATAATTTGGTACGCTTGGTTAACGTCACCAAATACCGCCACAAGGTTATTAGTTGCGACAGTCGCATCCATAGGCTCAACGTTATAAACTGTTTTACCGTTAAATACTGAAGGCGCTCCCGCTTGTAATGAAGGTTGCCATAAGTATTGGCCTTGGCTGTCTTTCATTAGGCGCATAGCCATCTCGATTTTAGGGTTAACAAGATATACACCATTTTTGCGGGCAATTGCAGGAACTTCATAAGCAACTTTAATTAAATCGTCTGCTGTTAATGTTCCAACCGCTCCTGTATTGAATCGTGTAACTGTTGATCCGTTTAAGATTCCTTCGGGTTGCGTGTTTGCGTGTCCTGTTCCTTTTAAGAATGCTAATTCCTCAAGGTTTGCATATGCTGTTGTGAATGAATCAGCTAAATATGCTTGTAAGTTAATGTCAGAATCGTCTAGTTCATCTTCACCAATTTTTGTTAAACCATAAGCATCCTCTACGTATGCGTAAGTTTCAGATGGTGTTAATGAGCTTTCGAATGAAGCTAGTTTTGGGTTAGTTTGAATTTCAATTTTACCCCAACCCATTGTTAATTCATTCATGTTAATTCTGCGGATACGATCCGATTTAGTAGTACGAACACTAGCTAGTGAACGTAATACATTTAATTGTGGTAACGCACGATAGATAGTTTGGTCAAGATCAGCCGTAACAAGAATATCACCTGTAGAATCTTGTACTAATGCTTTTCTTTCTTCTTGTGTCATGTTTTCTTTACCTTCACGAATGAATTTGAAGAAAGCATCTTTTTGTTCTTGTTGCTCTTTTGTTAAGCCTTTTTCATTTAATGCAGGCGTGCGGTTTGCTTTCGCCTCCATTGCATCAATACGTCCCTTTACTTCATTCATTGCTAAGTTAATAGCATCTAATGAATTTTTTGTTTCTTGAGAAACCGATCCAAACTGTTTAATTTCTGCATCTTGGCGTTCGCCCATTGCTTTTAACTCATTAAAGTTATTAAGCAATTGAGCTTGTAAGTCTTTAAGTTCCATAATTCTTACCCCCTATTTTTTGTGTATTTTTGCATTTCTGCAATAATGCTCTGTATTTCTAAAACGGCTTGCTGATCCTCTTTCTTGACAATGTGAGTGTTAGTAAACGGCTCAGCTTTTTGTCCTTCTGAGGCATCTACAAGTGTTTGTAATGCGGTAATCGCATCTAATACAATTTGCTTATTTTTATCACTTAGCATTTTTCCCGCTTTAAATTCTTCTTGTAAAGCTGTTGCTAAGCGCTCGATACCTTGTAAATTTTTAACGTTTGTTACGGTTGCTAATGGATTACTCGCAAAAGTTACTAGGGAAATCTCCCACAATTTAACCTCTTTAATTCGTCTAATCCCTGTGTTATTGTCCCATTCTTCCTTAACGGTGTTGTAACCAATAGAAAGCTCATCCAAAATTCCTTCTTTCATAAGGATTAACGCATCTTTACCCAATTGAGTAGGCGCAATAACTCCTTTAACATGAAGTCCTTTTGAATCTTCGGCCATGTCTGTTGGTTTTCCAATTGGTTGCCAAGGGTCATGTTGCCATAAGAATTTAACTCTGTCGCCTGCTTCTTTAAGAGTTTTCTTAAACGCTCCTGGCTCAACAATATCTTTATGAGAATCAATGTTTCCAAAAACACTTCCGTAACCTTCAAACGTTCCATTGTCTTTGGCTTTTATTTCAAATTTAAAATTTTTCAACTCTAAATTTTCCATATGGTAAAACCTCCCTTAATTATAAAGAATAGTTTAGTAGATAACTATAACTAAAAAATTCGCTATTTCTTCACCTTATAAATTTCCGTACATCTGCATTGAATGATATTCTTAGCGCTTCCGTTTGGATCACCTGGGAATTGTAAAGGCTCTCCCATAACATCATAAGGCTTGTTCATATCTCGAATTTGCCCGTTTACTTCTTCATGTGCATCCCTTGTCCTATCGTCTTTTGTACTAACCCATTCTTTTTGAAGGTCTAGCCCTGTTTGTTCTGCTGAAAAATGATTACCCGCATTACTTGAGCTAATAACCTCAGTTCGTGCTATTACTGTTGAACGATTAGGAATTATTTGATCTAAGTATAATTCGTCAATTCGCTGTGCAATTTGCGGTATGCTTTCGCCGTTTTCCTGGCCAATATCAACAATGTTTTTTAGTAATTTAACTGTTGTATCAGATACCAAAACAACTTTTTGAGCGACATTGTTTTTAATCCACCCTTGCACATTCTTAGCAAAGACATTAAACAATTCTTTAAATATCTTAATCTCTAAGTCTGTTGCCTCGTTTTTCAATTGGTCAAAGGTTGCTTGTCCAAAGTCTTGTATAACCATCTGATTAACAGCCTCTATAACCTTAGCAAACTCTTTCATTTGCGTTTTTACAGTATCTTCAATACCTTTTATTCCATCACTCTCAAACGCCTTTAAAATGGCTTTTTGCTCATTTTTAAAATACTTCTGAATTTGCATAGTGACAGTTTTATAATAAGTTTCTCGGCGTTTTTCCATACTGTGCCAAAAATCAGTTTTTTGCTCGTCACTTTCCAAATTAAAGGCCTTCATAAAAAAATGTTTTTGTCCGTCCTTATTCGGATCATTTAAAGGCTGTTGTTGTGGAGGTGGTGTAGGTTGATAAATAATTTCCCCTTTATCATTAACCACTCGTAACGTATTTGGAATGTATAATACATCGCCATCTTTTAACGTTTCATATCCTAACTCAGAACGCCCTTCATTAACGGTAATTAAGCCCGCTTGCACATCTGCTCTAATTCTAGTCGCTTTGTCATTGTTGTTTTCCTGCAATGCTTCAATTGTGTCTTTGTCATAATCTAAATATAAACCCTCGCCAAATAAAGGCGCTAATTCTGAGTTAAATTTATCTCTGATACGGTCTAAGTGAGGCAATACAGTATCCATATAGAACGCTTTTCTAGCTTCTGCATAGTTAGCGTATGTTTTTTGTTCACCAACCCCTATAATTTCAGGAGGTACGCCAAAAGCTGTGCAAATTTCTAAACGGCTCATTTTTTTAGATTCAATAAAGTCCATATCTCTTGGAGATAGGCCCATTTCTTTCCAATCTAATCCACCTTCTAATAACATGAACCGCCCTGCATTTGAAGCGCCTTTATAAGCTGTGTTTAGTTCATCTTTTAATCTGTCATATTGTGGCTCTCCTAATGTGCTAGGTGTTACCATCGCCCCGCTAGGTCTTGCCCCGTTATTTAAAAGACTATTATTCCAGGTACTCGCTAAATTATCGTTGTCAATCCCTCTAGCTCCTGCCTCAATTGGAGAAAAGCCGTATAAATCATTTAATGGATGGAATGTTTTTAGGTGCATTACCTTCTGAGGCTCAAAATAAACCTGTTGAGCGCCTACAGTATAAGTATATTTACTTACTAATCCTAAAACGTTTCCTGGTGTAATTGTCATACGATCCGAACGTAAAGGCCATAATTCCGTAACCCTTCCGTCATTTGGTCCATTCTTCTCAATATAAATATTTCCGCTCAACAATCCGAACGCTAAGATACTTTCTATAAACTCCTGTTTACTTTGCGTTTCATTCGGTCTGTAAAGTAGATTCAATAAAGGATGATCTTCTATTTCCTCTTTTTTCTTCCCTCTTTTACTGTATAGATTCCATTCTACGCCTGCGCCTGCTTGAGCAATTGCCATAACGCAACGGTAAACCCATACATTTTGCATAAAACCTTCATTTGCTAAATTCTCGTAATTTCTAGGTGTCCATACAGCTTGACCACTAAAAAACCGAACAATAGCCCCTGTGGTTGCGCTTGCTTTCGTGTTTCTTGAAAGCCAATCCTTTAATCCCATTCCCTCACCCGCCTAATTATCAATAGTTATTTGTTGTAGTTCGCTAAAGAAATATTTTGTAGCTGAGTAATAAACTTTTACCCTCACATATGCAAAACCTGGCTTTGTAAAAATAGTGATATTTTTACAAAGC